CCGCCAGCTGCTCTGGGTGCCTCGGTCTAAGAAGAAACAGGCCCGTACGTAGGCCCTCCGCTTCCCTGCACACGAGCGCGCACACGAGCGCGCACACGATAGGGCACACGCTTCGCGTTTGACGGCTCCGTGTATATAAGTCCACCGTCGCAGTCGGGATGCTATACACGCAAGCCGACGTCGACCAGATCAAGACCGCGATCGCGCAAGGCGTCTTGCAAACCAGCTTCGGCGAGCGCACCACGACGTTCCGCAGCCTCGAGGACATGCGGGCGACGCTCGCGCTCATGGAGGCCGAGGTCGCCGCCGCAGCCGGGACGGCGCCTCCGCGGATGTTCCAGCTCTACGCCAACGGCAAGGGCACATGCTAAGCCGGCTCGAGCGCGCCGCGGTTGCGATGGGCCGGCTCGCGCAGGCCTTCACGGCGCCGACCCGCGCGCGGATCCGCAACGACGCCGCCTACGAGAGCACCGGATCCGGTCGCCGCACGCTCGGCTGGCGAACGTCGACGATCGGGCCGAACGCCTCCACACTCCCGCATCTGCGGCGGCTCCGCGAGCAGGCGCGTGATCGGTACCGAAACGATCCCTACGGCGGCGGCGCCATCGACTACCGCACGGCGCAGCTTGTCGGCTGTGGGATCTGGCCGAAGTCGCGCGCCTCGGACAAGGAGCTCCGCGCACGCGTCGACGCCCTCTTTGCCCGCTGGGCACCGGAGTGCGACGCCGACGGGCGCTGTGACTTCGCGGGGCTGCAAACGCTCGTCACGCGCACCTGGCAGGAGGCGGGCGAGGTCTTCACGCGCTTCCGCAACCGCCGGCCCGAGGACGGGCTGAGCGTGCCGCTCCAGCTGCAGATCCTGGAGCCGGAACTGCTGCCGCTGGACGACGAGCGGATCTTGCCAACCGGTAACACCGTCCGCGCCGGCATCGAGCGGAACGGCATCGGCCAGCGCCAGGCGTATTACTTCCACCCGGCGCATCCCGGCGACGGCGACACACGAATCGATCTCGGCCAGCTCGTGCGCATCCGCGCGGACGAGGTCGCGCACGTGTACCTGCCGCTGCGCGCGGGGCAGCTCCGTGGCCTGCCGCATCTCTTCCGCACGTTGCTGGCGCTCCGTGATCTGGACCTGGGTGAGGACGCCACGCTGCAGCGCTGGATGCTCGGGAACATGTTCATGGGCTGGCTGAAGAAGACGCCGATGGCGGATCCGGCCCTCGACCCCCTCACCGGGCAGCCGATCCAGCGCGACGCCAGCGACCAGGCCATCATCGCCATGGAACCCGGCGCCATGCCGGTGCTCCAGTACGGCGAGGAGCTGGAGTTCAACGAGCCTCCCGAGGCCGGGCAGAGCTTCGAGGCGTTCATGCGCCACGTGCTCCGCAAGGTCGCGATCGCGACGGGCACGCCATACCACGCGCTCACCGGCGACATGGCCCAGGTGAACGACCGCACGATCCGCGTGATCCTCCAGGACTTCCGCCGCTCGCTGGAGGCCCTGCAGGAGCAGGTGCTCGTGCACCAGTTCTGCCAGCCTGTCTTCACGGCGTGGTTCGAGCGGGCGGTGCTGAGCGGTGCGCTCGAGCTGTCGGCTGACGTCTTCGCCGATCCCGAGCGGCTGGCCGACGCCATGGCGGTCGAGTGGTCAACGCACCGATGGAATTACATCAATCCAGTGCAAGACGTCGAAGCCGATCGCGCGGAAGTGCGCGCCGGATTCGCGAGCCGCAGCCAGAAAATCCAGGAACGCGGCTACGACGGCGAGGTCATCGACGAGCAGCGCGCCGAGGACAACGCGCGTGAGCGTCGGCTCGGCATCGACTCCGATTCCAACGCGGCGACGACGGACGGCACCGGCAAGCGCCTCAGCGATCCGGCACCACAGGAGGAGGGCGTTCCCGCATGAGCACGCGCCAGTGGTTCCGATTCGAGGCCCCATCCGGCGATCCGTCCGTGGTCGACATCCACATCATCGACTTCATCGGCGACTGGATCGATGACTACTTCGGCTTTGGGGTCACCGCCCGCGCGTTCGTCGACCAGCTCGAGAAGCTGCCGCCATCCGTCACGGCGCTTCGAGTGCACATCAACTCACCTGGGGGCGACGTGGCGGGCGCGACCAACATCGCCAACGCGCTCCGCAATCAGCGGATGCACAAGGGGCGGAGTGTGGTGACCATCGTCGACGGCTGGGCCGCGAGCGCGGCGACGCTCGTGATGATGGCGGGCGACCCCGTCCGGATCGCGGACAACGGTCAGGTATTCGTGCACAACCCCTGGACGGTCATAGGCGGAAATGCGGAAGGGCTCCGCAAAACCGCCGACGAGCTCGACACTGCCCGCGCGTCGATCATCACCACCTACCAGTGGCACTCGCCGCTCAGCGCGGAAGAGCTCGGCGCGCTGATGGACGCGGAGACGATGATGACCGCCGACGAGGCGATCCAGCACGGCTTCGCGACCGAGAAGGTTGAGGGTCTCAAGGCGGCGGCGAGCCTCGATCGCCAGATGCTGGCGCGGCTACCAATCCCCGATCGGTATCGCGAGCGCCTCGCTGCCCTCGTGCGGCCCGAGCCGACCGAGGCGCCGGCGCCGGCCGACGCCAAGGACGTGATCCACGCGTGCACGGCCGCCGGGTTCCCCGAACTCGCGGAGGATCTGCTTGGCCAGCCACTGGATGCGGTCAGGGCCGCGCTGGCCCAGCGGAAGACGGCGAGCGCGGCGGCCGACGCCCGGGCCACCGAGATCCGCGGCCATTGCGCGCTCGCGTTCAAGGGCCGTCCCGCCGCGTTCATCGCGGCGATGGCGGAGGACTACATCGCCGGTGGCATGGCCGTCGCGCAGATCAAGGCGCAGTTGACCCGCGTCACCGGAGAATTCGCGGCTGAGATCGACACCCGACAGCCTGCCGACGCGGGCGACCCCGGCACCAGCTGGGCGGCGGCCATCGCGAAAGTAGGCACGCGCATGAAAGGAGCCTGATCCATGAAGCGACTGAGCGGTTGGAGCCATCTGCCGGGCCTCGTCGTTCTCGCGGCCCTGTTCGCGCGCGTCGACATCGCCACCAAGCCCCTCTGGACGCGCCTGCAGCGCCTCCGCCAGGCGCGCTGGGCCGGCCTCGGCTGGCTCGATGCGGTTCGCGTGTCCGGGATGCCGGCGATCTGTGGCGGCGCCACACTGACCGAGGGCCAGCACACGGGAGAGTTCGTGGTCTCCGAGGCAGCGGGCACCCGGAGCCGGGAGAAAGTGACCGTGCTGTCCGGTCAGAACCTCAAGGCTGGGGCCGTGGTGGGGCGCGTCTCGCGCGCCGTGGGCAAGGCCGACATCCCGGCCGTCGTCGGCACGGGCAACGGTCTCATGTCCGCCCTCTTCGCCGGGCCGGAGGTCCAGAAGGGCAACTACCTCGTCAAGTGCACCGCGATCGCCGCCAACGGCGGGACGTTCTCCGTGACGAACCCGGCGGGCAAACTCCTGCCGGCCGCCGTCATGGCCGCCGGGTCCGTCGTCTATCGCTCGCGCGAGATCAACTTCACGATCACCGACGGCGCGACGGACTTCGCCGTCAACGATCTCTTCACGATCGCCGTCGTCGCCTCCTCAAGCGCGACGGTGGTCGGGACGGGCAACGGCACCCTCACAGGCCTGTCACTCGGGCCCGACGCGATCACCGGCCAGTACCGCGTCGAATGTGTCGCAGCCGTCACGAACGGCGGCCACTTCAAGGTGGTCTCGCCTGATGGAGATCAGATCGCGAACGGCTTCATCGTGGCCGGCGCCGGCGGCACGCTCGTCCTGGCGAATCAGCGCCAGCTCAACCTGACGATCACGGATGGGTCGACCGACTTCGCCGTCGGCGACTTCTTCGAGGTCTTCGTCTACAACGAGCTCGTCGCCAAGGTCGTCGCGTGGGATCCGCTCACGTTCGACGGCCGCCACAAGGTCGCGGGCGTGCTCTACGACAACGTCGATGCCTCGGCTGGGGACCTGCCGGGTGTCGTCGTCACGCGCGATGCGGAGGTCCGCAAGAGCAGCCTGCAGTGGGCGGCGGCCATCACGGCCGCGCAGAAGGAGTCGGCCTACACGGATCTCGCCGCGCGCGTGGTCATCGCGCGGTAAGCCGGCTGGCCGTGTCAAGTGGCCATGCGGTCCCTCCCTCTGAATTTGAAATCTAGTTCGTTCTCGGCGAGCCAGTGACTGTGGGGCCG